CGGAAATGTTATTGACATTTCTGCCCGACGAACAGACGGCTGAGCCTGCACCGGCCGCGGGGCAAGACGATGAAGAGTTGCCCCCGCCATCTCAGCTCGAGTGGGCGTACCTCTACCGCCGCTTTGATAACAAGCCATTTTCGCTAGAGTATGACCCGAAGCGCCGTCGAAGCTTCATCCCACTCATCCAAATCTATAACGACCCTCATCCTAATATCGTCGTCAAAAAACCTTCACAGAAAGGTTTGTCAACCTTAGCTGTCACCCGGTCGTGTCACATGCTCGATGTCGGTGCCAAGTATTTTGATACCGATAAGGAGGGCCTGAACGTCGGCTATCTCTTCTCCACCAGCAAGGCGCTGAGTTCCTTTTCCAAGCAGCGCTTCTCTAACCTGATTGCGGAATCTGAACACCTCAGAGACCTGTTCACAGAATACGATTCCGTATTTTTTAAGAAGGCCGGCCCGAGCAGCATGCATCTGGCGGGAGGCAAGTCAATTCCTGACATGCTTTCCTTTGACGCCGACTTGCTGGTGCTCGATGAATTCGACCGCATCCAGCCAAACATTGTCGCGCTCGCTGAAGCGCGACTAGCCAACTCAGACCTCGAATATAAATTCACGCTCTCCACGCCTACCTATCCGAACATGGGTATTGATGCCCTCTATCTGGAATCAGACCAGAAAGTCTGGGAGGTCGAGTGCGGCTCGTGCAAAGAGTGGAATGAGCTTGATTTCTTTCGCGACGCGCGGGCAGACGGCGAAGGGTACGAAGTCTGGAAGAAATGGGACAAGGAGCAGGTAGCAGCCGCGAAGATGTACGTTGCCTGCCCTTCGTGCCAGCAGCCCATAGATACTTTCGGGCCGGGGCGATGGACTGCGCGCCACCCCGAGAATAAGATTTACAGCGGCTATGATGTACCTGCACTTTCCTGCGGCAAGCTCAATCTCAACAAGCTGGCCGTGATGGCCGTCAGCACCGACCCTGAAGTCATCGCCGAGCTGCATCGCTCGTTCTTGGGCCGCGCCTACACGCCGAAAGACAGCGGCATCACAGACGAGATGCTCAAGCAGTTGAGCGTCGAAATCCCGCCCGGGCTGATGGACACTGGCCCATGGCGCGATACGACGATGGGTGTAGACGGAGGCGCTCGCTATTACTACCGCATCACTTCAGTTGGGCCGGATAACGTGGTGTACGTGCGCAAGATGGGTTTCCTCGTTCCTGAACCAGGCCGCTCCATAAACCAGCAGCTCGCCGAATTGATGACGACCTACCGCGTCCGGCAAGCAGTAGTAGACGGCGCGTACGACCCGACTGCGATAAAAGAGTTCGCTAACGCGCATAAGGGCAGAGTCAGACGCGCGTTTTACCCGAACACTGATTTCAATGGCGAATTGTTCCGGCTGCCAGCGAAAGAAGAAAAGAAGATGCACGGCGTCGAAGTCAAGGAGGTTGACCCGCAGAAGGTAGAGGACATTATCAACGTCAATCGGACGATGGCGATGGATGCTGTCTTTAATCAGATTGCGATGGCGAAAGAGCGATGGCCATCTCCTATACACAACGATGCTGAGATTTCCGCGCAGATGAAAGCTCCCATCCGGGTGATTGTTAAAAACAAAGAGGGCAAAGACCTGCCTAAGTGGGTACACAGCAAGCCGGACGATTACTTCCATGCCTGCGTTTACGATCATATTGCGCGGGTGACTTTACCGCGCTCAACCTACACTGGCACGTTGCCGTGGACAGGAGACGATGACTAATGGACTACTGGAATGACCTTAAGAAATGGTTCCGCTCTGCGTTTGGCTTAGATAGGAGAGACGCTGCTCTCGCTGTCAGGGCGGAATGTTTATATCTGGCCACGCTTGCCGACTCCACCGCTCACGGCTCACTTGCTGAACCGCTGACATCGCTCATCAATAACGCTACACCAGAGCAGCTCCGCTTCCTCGCACCTGTTCTTAGAGAGCGCGCCACGAGGCGCGTCAATGGCATGGAGTTGCCCGAATCAGGCCGCTCGTCGGTGGAAGGTACGCTGGCCGACCGCTTCGGTTCTTCACTCGCCTTCTACGGCAGCGTAAGCCCTGTGATTGATTTTGAGATGCTGGCTCTACTAAAGCATCTGATGATTTTCAATCCTGATATGAGCCAGTATGTCGCCAACGTCGTCAACCTCGGCAACACGGGTCATAACATCGTCGTCGAGGCCTCGTCTGCGCGACGCACGCAGCAGGCTATTAAGCGCCTCAATGAGTCAGCGGCAAGGCTCTACAAAAATGGTGCAGGCATTGACGGACTCATCAATGCTTATTTACGGCAGATAGCATGGTCGGGCGCTCTCTCTTCCGAAGATGTGGTGAATTTCAGCAAGCGACGGGTCGAGAAGGTAGTCATTGTCCCTGTTGAGCAGATTCGCTTTCGCCACATCGAAGGCGAGTATATACCGCACCAGCAACCTGGAGTGGCAGCAGGTCTGGCCCGCTCGCCTCTTGGTCTGATCCGCTTAAGCGATGAGACATATCGTTACTACGCTCTGGAAACAGTCGAAAACAGCCCTTACGCCAAGCCGCCTGCGACAGCTGCCATCGAGCCGATTACAGGATCGCAGAAGGACATGTTGGATAACATTAAATTTATCGCTAAGAAGTTTGGCCTGCTGGGTGTGATTTCGATTCAGATTAAGAAGCCGGATAAAGAGGCTGATGAAACAGAAACTGCCTATCGAACTCGCCTGAGGGTTTATCAATCCCAAGTCGGCGCTGCCGCCGAGAAGCTCAGCAACAAGGGCATCATTGTGACATACGAGGACCAGACAGTTAAACACGACAATCTCACGGCAGATTCTCATGGTGGAGTCGAATGGTATGAGAAGTCAGAACAGCAAGTCTTTTCCGGGATGGGTACCTTTCCTGCTTTTCATGGCCGCACGGATTCTACAACCGAAACGTACGCCGGCGTGGTGTACAACTTTATGAAGGCTCAGTCCGGCAATATGCAGCGCTTACCCAAGCGCAGGCAGGAGAGAACATACATGCTGGATTTGCGTCTCGGGGGAATCGAGGTTGACGGTATCTCCATCGGGTTTAATCGCCCACCTGCCAGCAATGCCGTTAATGAAGCTACCGCTGAACAGGTCAGAACAGAGACTGCTGTCTTCAAAGCTCAGAAAGGCATGATTTCACCTGATAAGGCCGCTCAGGAATGTGGTTATGAATCAGCCTACGATCCTGCTTTGATGGTCAAAGACCCGGAGGCGGCGAAGGCATTGCGTGCGCTTTCCGCAATGCGCAAAGGCAGCGCATCGTCTCTTATCACGCTGAGATTTGACAAAGATTCGCAGAGCTATCGCGCTTTGCCGGAGGTGCTGGAAGTAGCGGCCTAATGAGCCGTCGCGGTGTTACTCACGGTGTTACTCACACCGAAAACAACCTTTCTGCACGCATAATACGCCCCGTTGAACGAAGAAGGCATCGCGCCTTCAAACTTTAGCGGGGCGGATTTATTTTCACCCTGCTTAATTCTTAACCTTAACTTCGACCCACATGAGTCAATTCGGTCAAGCCAGCCAAAACTTCTGCCCGCAGTGCAGCGCGCCGCTGGATAAACCCGCTGTCGAGCGGCGCGTCTGTCCTCAATGTGGCAAGAGTTTTGAACAGGCTGCGACTGCTCCGCGCACTCTCAGCATGGAGACGACCGGCAACTTACTAGATGTTAAGACAGCACAGCGCACACAAGAGGAAACATGAGATGTGAAGAGACTACAGCTCACATAAGGGGAAACATGAGTAGCACGAAAGACGACCTCTCAGATTTGAAACAGCCGGAGACAATTGTTGTCCATCATCTGAAATTTGGCCAGACGGACTGCCCGATGTCGAAGGATTACGGAGCGCCGACCACTTGGCCGCGCGGCAACAGTTATTCGCAACGCTGGCAGGATGTGACCTGCCCTGGTTGCCTTGCGGCGAAGCCCGATGACGCATCAGCTTAATGGACACAAACATCCGCATTCTCAATCTGAAGAAACGTCTCGCGAGCGTTGACCTTTTGTTGCCGTTCGGCGGGACTTTCGGCGTCAACGCTTCGCCGGTTGCTCCCGACATTATGACGGCGGCGGCCGCTGAGAGTTTCGCCGACGAGACTGCGCGCCGTTCCTTTTTCTTCGACACGAATATCAATATCGAGCCAGAGCGCGGGCCGAAGTTCGAGACCGTCGAAGACATCATGCCGAAGGATACGGATTATATCTATCCGCTCTTTCGCGCTCTTTCCGCTGTCATCATTCCCGGCCACTGGGTCGAGTTCCCTGTTGACGTGCTCAATGCCAGCGTGCCTTTGCTGGCCGGACAGACGGTGTATCCGAACCACGACAACAAGAAAGTCGAGGGATGGCTCGGCGCTGTTAATCAATCGCTGTGGGATCAGGCCGGGCAATTCTCGGAAGGCACTCCGGGCATCAACGCCGAACTAAAGATTGACTGGAAGATTAGCCCCAGGATAGCGCGCGGCCTCTTGATGAAGCCGCCTGCGATTCACAGCGTCTCCGTCACTGTTGTCTTCACTTACGAGTATTCACACCCTGAGCTTGAGAAGGACGGCAAATTCCGTGACCTGCTCGGCGAGGAAGTAGAAGGCTCAATCGTTCGCCTGATAGCCACCAAGATTGAGGCTTATCACGAAATTTCTCTCGTCACGCAGGGAGCGGACAGGCTGGCCAAGCGCGGCTCAGACAGAGAGAGAGACGATGACGACTTTGCAGCTTCCGCCACATCTCAAAATTCAGCGCCGCCCGCTCCGCCAGCTTCCAGCCCGACTCAACCATCTGAGGCCAGCGCCGCTGCCCAAACTGTAAAGGAGAATCCGACCGTGAAACTTAGTGCCGAACAGAAAAAGAAGTTGGGCCTTGAAGCCCATGAGGGCGAGGACGTGCCGGATTCAATCGTGCTGTCCAAGCTCGAGGAACTTGCAGCCGCGGCCGAAGCCGGCGAAACGCTGATGGGTGAAGCACGCGCCGAATGCCTGCGCGTCGCCACTCTGGCCGAAGCGGACGCCGAAGGCACTCTGCCGGTTGCTCTTGCTGACATCATCAACAAAGCATCGGCGTCGCAGCTCGTAGACCTGACCAAGTTGTACACCGAGAAGGCAGCGGCGAAGTTCAAGTCTACCTGTCAGGATTGCGGCTCGACCAACGTGAGTGGCCGCTCGTCTGTTGAGACTCCTTCGGACGAGACGTTGGAAAACCGCGCGCCTGCTGCGCCTGCCGGCAAATCGCTCTTTAACTAATTTCCCCGGGCAGTTTTCTCTGCTCATCAGTGTAGGAGAAGAAGCACATGACTAAACTCAGAGCGCACCGTTCGACCCTGAACATTCCCGCGACAATCGTGACCGCCAACTTGCCGATAGACACCATCGTGTCTATCACCGGCGATAAGACGGTGGATAAGGCCGGAGCCAATGCTATCCCTGTTGGGCGTGTCTTCAAGACAGCGCGTGCGGCAAACGGCAGCGGCACACTTGAGACGCGCTTCAACGCTTTGGTCGAAATTAAGGCGAGCGGTGCGGTCGCCGCCGGTGAGATTGTCAAGTTGGCCGCTGTTGATCCTGGCACGGGAGAAAACCGGGCCGCGAAATGGACAGGGCAGACCGATGCCGTCGCCGGCGATAAGCCGGAAACGCGCTACGGCATCTGCTGGAAGGGCGGCGCTGACGGGGCAACTCTCGAAGTGTTGGAATACTAATTTCTATTTTTCAGTCCAGAGGGCCTGACCCGGCTGGGAGGACTACACACCGCAAAGGAGTATAAGAAGATGACCGTCCAGAAGAAGACTGCGACTCATGGACTGAAGGGAAAAGTCCGCTCGATTGTCAAGGCGATGGAAGCAATGCGCCAGAACGTGAATGAGCCACGCAACATCGGCCTGCGCGAATACCTCGCGGAGAGCCATCCGGGCGCGACGCCGGAGATGTTGTTCGCGGAGCTTGGCATCAATCCGAGCTTTACGACCGTCCGCTCCCTAATGAGCGACGATGATACGGCGTGGCTGCTGCCGGAGATTATGCGCGAGGCCATCCTGCGCGGGATGGGCATCGCGCAGCGCGAGCAGATGCAAGCTGCTTTCAAGAAGATGCAGCAGTCCGTCAGTTCCTTTACGGTCACGAGCGAAGGCGGCGCTGGCGGCACGCGCTGGATCTCGCCGGAAGTCATCATGGACCCGATTATGCGCGGCGCTGTGCAGTCGGTCTTCTATCCTGACCTAGTCATTCGTGAAATCACGGTCGGCAACATGACCGTCACGATGCCG